AAACAGATTCAGCTAAATTTGCAACTACTGGTGAACAACTTGGTAAAGGATTTGGTAGTTTATTAGGAGGGTTTAATAGCTTAAAAGAAGGTCTCATTTTATCATCTGTAGAAGATGAGATTGGTGGGTTAAGTGAAACAATTAATAAATTAAACAGTGTTGATGCAGTTATGTTTGCTGATAAAGGTAAACTAATAGGTACGGGTTTTGCTAATTTATTAGGTGGTTTTAGTAGCTTTTTATCCTCATTTCAATTAAGTATGATATCAGATGATTTAGAAGAATTTGCGGCTGGTATGGATGATATTTCCAAATTAAACTTTAATGAAGATACAGTTAAGTCAATGGGTTATATGGGTGATGGTGTACGTGAATTAATTGATAATTTAACTGGGCTTGATAGAATTGATGAAAATGATACATTTTTAGAAGGTGCATTTAAAGGGTTAAAAAATATTTGGGGTCAATTAACAGGCTGGATAACAACAAGTGACTTTGAATCAGCTATCGAACCTTTAAGTGAACTAGGCACCGCAATGACAGATCTATCAAAATTTGGTGGTCCAGAACTTATAGTATTTAAAGATTTTGTAGGCTCAACAGATGATTTATTAAAGAATTTAGAAGGTAGAGAATTTAAAGATGAGAATCTTCAAAAATTAATTGATAAATTAAAACAAATACAAAACTTAGATCATAAAAAATTAGCAGATATATCTAAAGCAGTAAATATATTCCAAGGGGGATCATCTGGTAAAGTTTTAGATGAACAGGCATTATCAGAATCTATTGCAAATGTAGTATCTCAGAATGTAAATAATGTTGTAAATACAGGTGGTAATACTACAGCACTTAGCAACAATATTGAAACCAAACAGTACCGAGTATCAAGAGGTACTACTCCAACAGTAATCAGATTTTCAAAGTAAAGAAGGGTGGTTTTCACCACCCCAGAAGAGACAAGCTATTCAGCTAGTTTTTGAAAGAACGACATTGTGTCGTCGTCATCAGATGAATCAAAGGACTCTGTTTCAGCTGATGTAGTTGGTATAGTCGGAGCACTCACTTCTCTTTGTACTGGTGCTTGAACTTGAGGTTGTTCATCTGCAGCACTTTCACCTAAAGCTAATACTCTATAGAGTTTAGATTTAAGTTCATCATATGATTTGAAATTGCTTGGTTCAACAAAATCACTCAATGAGTATTGAGATTTCCAAACAGTTTCTAAAAGAGAATCATCACTGCTTAAAGGTGCTGATTCTTCAAACTCCGATTTATCATAGTTCCTGTAACCTTCTACATTTCTGATTTTCAGTTTAAGGTTTGCACCTCCCCAAAGATCAAATGGGTTAACAGGACTTTCATCTTCAAATTGAGGGTTCATAAGATCATTTAATTTCTCAAAGATCTTTTTACCATATTTGAATAGAAACACTTTACCTTCGTTTTCAGGTCTTGTAGGATCTTTCACAACGTAGATATTTGAATAAAAGGATAATCTCCTTTTATATTTTCTCACTAAGTCTTTATTAGACTCAATACCAGAGTTCCATAACATTGTGTTATATTCTGATACTGGATCTTTTTGACCAATAGTAGTTAGAGATTTTTCAATATACCATTGACCTTGAGGTCCTTGGAATCCATGATCCCATACTCTTACAAATGGTACATCTTCACCTTCAGGTGCAGGTAAAAATCTAATTACTGCATAACCATTACCAGCCTTGTCTACATCTGGTTTCCAGATTCTATCATCTGGTCCATTTTGTTGCTGTGGGCTTTCTAGTTTATTAAGTGCCTCGGTGAGTTTAGTAAGCTCAGAAGCCGAGTTCTTCTTGAGCGCTTCAAATGAAGTTGCCATATTTTTTCTCCTTACGTATAGCGATATATTTACGGTTTATCCACATTATTCATTACGAAAATAATTAAGAGTTATAGCTCTAAACTTATCAGTATCAATTGATAAGAAAGGTCTATATTTCTTTATTATAGTATATTTATCTTCCCAAATCAAGTCTTTTTGTAACTTTTTATTCCAACTATTACTATAATTGACTAGCATATCTAAGATACACATAGTTTCAATACAAACTTCTTTACGAAGATAAAGTCTTAAGAGATGAGGATGTCCATATTTTTCAACTACGAAATTTTTATCAAAATCTTCTTCAAGTCTTGAAAGGTCATCTTTAAAAGTGTATGTTAATGATTCCTTTCTTTTTTTCCATCTTGTATAGATTTCTTCCGGTTCGTCTTCTTTTAACTCCCCAACCCAAAAGTCTGGTCCAGTTTCTATTATATTAGAAACTAGAAAATTTTCAACATCTTTATGCTTCGATAATTTATAAAAAAAGTATTTGTCTTTTCTTATTTCGAAAGAATGCTCAGATGCTCTAACTTTACCATTGTAAGTAAAGTAATCATATTTTAAATTTGTAAAATGTTGTTTAAGGGCCAGATATTTTTGATATACTTGATATGGTGTCATATATCTTACCTGTATTTTACCTCTTAAACATCCATCATTAAATTGAACTTGTCCCATTCTTCTTTATCTGCCACCCATATAACTAATGCATCCCTTATACCACTTTTTACTGGTGTTACTTCATGTCCCATCCATGAATCAAAAACAGCCATATCACCCTTATTTAAAACTACTCTGTCAGCTGTTTGACGTAAATAATTATGCTCATGTGATAGCTTTCCCCCTTCAAAAAACTCGGCTTTCTCTGTATTGCGTTGAATAAGTAGTTCACCACCTTCAAATTCATTTTGATTATTTAATTGAATAGAGATCGATATTTTTCTTTTTGGTCTTGCATTATGAATAAAAATTTTTTCTACATCAGGTCTGCCAGCATCATCTACATGATCATCATTATATAAAAAGAAATCCAAATCATCTGTATGCCATTTAAACCTACCTTCATCTTTACCATTATAGCGTAAAATTGCCCAGTTTTCAACCCAAGCGTAACCACCAGATCTTTTAAAATGGTCGTCGTTATCAAATAAGGTTGTTAATTTGTTTACAAAATACTTTGGAGGGAAAAATACTTTTTGATCGGTAATCCGACTTGTACCACTAGTTTTTTTACTTTTAGGTTCAACTATACCAGCAGATCTCCATTCTTTCATCGAAGAATGAGCAATATCATAGATATCTCTAATATGCTCGTCGGAAAGAAAATTTTTAAAAACTTTATACATTAAATAGGTAATTTCTTACCTGATTTTCTTTTTATTAGATTATTGTCTTCAGATTCTGCAGCTAATTTAGCTTTTAATACATGGCTGTTTTTTACTAATGAAGCTATGCTTTCTACTTCTACATTATTTTTTTCTGCATAGTACATAAGAGCATCTAGATACTCACATCTCTTTTCACTAACAAATCTTTCTATTTGATAGGTAAAATCTTTTACAGTAATAATTTTTTTATCTATTTGCTCTTGAATACTACTCACTTAATGCTCTCATCCTTTCAACTAATCTAACAGATCTATTACCTACTTGATGGTACCATTTTGAATCCATCATTTGATCTGCTGCTTCATTATAATTTTTATCGTTTAATGCACCGATAAATTTTTTAAATTTAGATAGACGTGTTCTACCCATATTAAACATCATGTTAATTAAAATTTCTTGAACTTCATCTAATTTTTCATCAAAATCAGGAAATAAAACTCTACACTCGTTTACAGTGATATCTAAATCATGATCAAAAGCTTCTAGCACCCTATCTTCTGAAATTGGTGTACCTACATCTTTTCCATGTTCTGGATCAGATTCAAGAATTAAATGACCAATACCAAAAGTAGGATAGCCAAGATGATCAAGGTATATTTCGTTTACAACACCTTCATCAATTTTAAGCTGATCGATAACTTTTTGTTTATTAAACATAACTTACTCCGTATATTATATGAACTCCCTTAAGAGAGATCAACTATTTATTTTACCTCTTAGAACAATTTCTTTTTGCTCGTTTAATTACTCTCAGGTTATTATGTACAACATATGCACCTAATAATGTAGGAATCAACATATCTTGTTGAGTCACTACATCTTCAGTTTGAAAAAAGTAAAAAGGGTGTAAAAAAAGTATTTTATGAGTTATTAATCTATTTAAATGTGGTACTTTTGGTAAAAGAGGGTTTTGTTCAAATACACAATTATAATCCATTGCTCGTTGTGTTGTCCACACATCTGCTGCTTGTAATGTCCAAAAAGCAAACCAAACAATATCATTTGCAGGCTCACTTTTATTAAACTGTATAGATGTCAACCTTTTCTGATTTTCCTTTAACCTGTACTGTATCAACTTTTCTGAATGCTCTTTCTGTACACGCTCCAGCAGTGAATTGTGATAACAACAAGTCCACCCCATCATAATTGCGTGTTTGGCTTTCGAGTCTAGCGGCAAGGTTGACGGCATCTCCAATAACGGAATAGTCAAATCTAGATTCTGAACCCATGTTACCGACGATGCATTCACCGGTATTGACACCAATACCAACATTGATAGGAGGGAGATTAAGAGGTTTAAGTTCTTCATTTAATTTTTTTGTAGCTTCTATTATTTCGAGAGAAGTTTTTACGGCCATATCTGCATGATTTTCACATGGTAATGGGGCATTCCAAAATGCCATGATACAATCTCCCATATACTTATCAACCGTACCATTATTATTTAGTATTATCTTTGTCTGAACATCTAAAAACTTATTAACTAGTTCTACTAACCCTTCTGGATCATCATTATTTTTATAATGTTCACTTATAGGTGTGAATCCACATATGTCCATAAACATAAAAGACATGGTTTTTCTTTCACCACCCAATTTAAGCAATGATGGATCGTCTTGTAATTGTTTAACAAGATCTGGTGATACATATGTACCAAATTGTTTTTTAATCTGTTGTCTTAGTTTAAAATTGTTATAGAACTGGTTGAATGCTCCAACACTAAATACTAATATAGTTGATATTATAATCCATGTAGGATCAAATAACAAGGATTTTGATGAAAAAAGCCAAACAGAAAGCCAAGCAGCAGAGACAATCAAGACAACGCTGGCGACTCCACTTATCCAAACGGCAGCTTGATACAATAGAACGAGACAAAGAAGACCAAGAAATACTTGAGCTACTATCTCAACAAAAGAAAAATAATCAGGACGTTTAAGTACTGTACCGTCAATTATAGTTTTAATTAAATTAGCTTGCACATCATGAGGGTACATTGCTCCAACAGGAGTTGGTATAATATTAGTTCCTTCAAATGTAGGTCCTACTATTAGGATACTACCTGGAGATAGTTTCTCTCCTCTAAGCTCACTAATGCTCACACGTTTAAACTTGTTCCAGTATGTATTATATACAGTTCCATTATTTAATGTAGCAATCTCTTTATATGCAGGTATTCTTACCCATTCTATACCTAATTCATTAGTTTTTATTTGATATGAAATATCTCCTACGGCAGTTCTAATTACTTCTAATGCAAATGATGGATAAACCTTTTTATTAGCAGATACAACAATGGGTAACTTTCTAACCACACCATCAATATCAGGTACTGAACTGATAGCTCCATTACCAGCTGATACATTTGATAATGTTTCTATTGGTAATAATATACCAGGATAATCAATGGTAAAATCTTGAGCTGGATATCTACCTAATGTAGCTGTACCAACATGTAATTTTCTTTCTGTTTGTATTTGATTAGTGGGTGCTGTTGCTAATACAGTTGGGTAATATTGAAATGTTTCTGCTAAAACAAAATCACCATTAAATCTATCTTTTTCTGAAAATATAATAGACATAGCTATTAAATTGCCAGGTTGTATATTATTTAATTCATACGCTAATTCTTTTCTAGGCCAAGGCCATTGGCCATGTTTTTGTATAGATTTTTCATCAATATCAACTAATACAATTTGATGAGATTCTATTACTTCATGAGATCTTTGCAAATAATCAAAATAATTTAATCTAGTTGATTCAATTAAAAAAGGATCAAATACTCTAATTAATACAAATAAGAAAAGAACTGCAATAGCTGTCCATACTGATGTTAAATATTTCATTGTTGTGTGACTGATACACTGCAGCCACCTACAGTTACACAGTTTTGTGAAAGTGAATAAGTTTGTGATGTATATCCTTGTTGTAAAAGATTTAATATGGTTGGGTCTGAACCTGA